AGATATTCGGACCAGTTTCTTCCAGTTCGGCCTCTAGCGAGTTGTTGCTGAGATAGGCGAGGTATGCAAAGAAGAGTTCTTCTGCAAATAGTTTGGCGTCGTCGCCACCCTCACCCGGAACTATTTCAACAAGAATACCAGACGTGTCAAAGACGGCCCCAAGCGTATTGGTTGCCAGCGAATCCAGACTTAGACGTGTAGGTATATGTTTTCATAGTGAGAATAAGTATTACATAGAGCTTATCAAAAGTCAATCAAAATTCAGTTGTGGGTGAATCTCGGCATGACAATTTTGACAAAGAGTTATACCCGATACAGGATGTTTTATATGATACTCCACGACACGGTTTGCGACCTCTCGCTTTCTACCGAACTCTTCCAATCGTTCAAAGTCATCAATCGTCATCACTTTCTTTATGATTTCAGAAAAAGTTTCTTTGTCGTGGTGAACGTGAAGATTCTCGGTTTCTTGACATTTCGTGCATTTGAATTTATCTCTCTTGAGAATAGGAAGTTTCCATTCGGTATAAAGAGTGTGGTCGGCACGCGCCAGCTGGTTGATGGATGAAACACCTCCTTGCCAGTTCGGGTGGCTGGAACCGGAAAGAATAGTCATATTTCCAGACTGCCACTGTAATTGCATGTGCAAACTTCTTCGCGCCAATTCTTCGGGAGAAGTGTTAATGGTTTGCTTACTACGTTCCGAGTTTTTTCTCACGCGCGGGTCTGCAATATCCAAACCATCATTCCACGCTTTCCGCTCACCGCTCGCATATTGTTCGCGCCGAGTTTTTGCGGAAGCATTGATGGCTTTTTGATTATGCCCCCAATTGTTGTGGATGCGGCTATAATGACCATGAAGAAGGTCACAGAATTTTTTATTTTTTGCACTCCACTTTACCTTTTCTCCACATCCACACTTGCATGTCGGCCAAACGCCGTTCAAGTAAAAATCCACGTAGAAATTTGTAGATGATATCTTATGAATGCGACCGGCGTGCTTGCGCGGTGCTTGCGCAGTGAATCGTATGAGTTGAATGACTTGGTGCATTGTTTGCATTGATAGTTTGTCATGAACATAACTATGCACTATGATTATGCAAACGCAAGATATAAAAAAGAAAACCATCAATTTCTTGACGGTTTTCAGAGGAGAATTTGATGTATGATATATTATATCAATACTGTAAAATTGCGTAGTCGTAGGAGAGCGTCATTTGAATGGTCAGAGCTTCTGCGCTGGACCAGTCAAGAGCCGTGCCGTTGAAGTTGACGCTTGCTGGGAAAGCGCCCTTCAATTGCCATTCTTCGACTTTGTCACCGATTGGACCAAGAACGTTGATGGTCACGTCTTTCTTGTAGAAATCAGCATAGCCGTTACGACCGGTGACGCTTTCGTGAGCGAGACGAACCCATTCCATACAAGCTTGAGCGGCAGAAGGAACGATTGGGTCGTAAAGAGTGACTTCAACATCAGACCACTCGCTCTTACCCTTCAGCTTACGCTTCAGGTTGATGTGGTCGAGGGTGATTGGATTGTTGTTGATGGTAGGACGGTTTGCGGCCTTGATGAGATAAGCCGGAATGCCGTCGATATACATGATGAAACGGTTTTGAACTTTGGGTTCAAAACTCACAAAAAACAATTCATTTGAAGAAATTAGGTCTGCCATAGGGAGTTCTTTTGTTGATGGTTGGTGTTACTCTTCAATAAATAAAAGCACCAACATATTTTTCATCTTGACTATTTATACCTTTATGACTAAATAACAACCTTTGAACCGAAAATATGGCCAGACCCAAGAAAAATCCAGACTTCGCAACGCTCACCTGTCAAACCTGTGGTAAGCAGTATGACGTGAAGTGGCAGAAGAGAAACAAACAACGGTTTTGCTCTAGAACATGCTCGGTAAACAACCCGGAAGTCAAAGAGAAAAATCGAGAGGGTGTTAAGGCAGCTTTCGATGAAAGATACGGGGGGCATCCGATGGCGGTCAATATTGATACGAAAGAAAATTTCAAGGCAGCAATGAAGGAAAAATACGGCGTAGAGCATCCATCGAAAGTTGACGGATTTTCCAACACCGTGAAAGCAACAAAATTGAAAAGATACGGGGATTCCAATTATAACAATTTTGAAAAAATCAAGGCGACTGTGTTTGAAAAATATGGAGAAAACAACTTCAGAAAAACCAAAGAGTATAGAAAAAAATACGCCGAGACTTGTGTCAAAAAGTATGGCATCGCTCATGCATCAAAATCCGCTGCCTACAAAGATTCTCACAAGAAGACAATGTTTGTCAAATTTGCCACCTCGGAGCGGTTTCAAAATTTCATTCCGAAGTTTACATTCGAAGAGTATTTCGGTGTAACGAAGGGATTCAATCGTCCATACCCGTTCGAGTGCAAACGATGCGGCATGACCGAATCACACAACTTGACAAACGGCAAAGATATAAAATGTTCTCATTGTGACAAGACCGTGTCTGACTTCCAAACAGAAGTTGTAGATTTCATCAAGCAATTATTTCCAAACGAAGCGGTGGTCACAAACAATCGAGCGATTCTTGCGCCACTTGAACTTGACATATACATTCCATCAAAGAACTTTGCCATAGAAACAGATGGAATATATTGGCACGCTGAAGTGAGTGGAGGCAAAAACAGAAACTACCATTTGAACAAAACAAAACTTGCCGCCAGCAAAGGAATTCGTTTGGTTCATGTATTCGAGAACGAGTGGAAAAACAGAAAAGACATCGTGAAGTCTGTATTGGCTTCCATGCTCGTGAAGGGTAACGAAATTGTTTATGCCAGAAAGTGTGAGATTCGCGATGTATCTGCTCAAGAGAAGACGAAATTTTTGGAAGAAAATCATCTACAGGGCCAAGACCGTGCCACCGTAAAGCTTGGGTTGTATTATAACAATAACCTCGTGTCGCTGATGACATTTGTGAAATCGCGGTTCGATAAAAAAATTGAATGGGAGATGAGTCGGTTTTGCACCAAGAAAGGGTTAACAGTGATTGGAGGAAGTTCACGACTGTTCAAACAGTTCGTTGGCAAACACAATCCAGCGTCAATCGTGTCTTACAGCGACAGGCGATATTTTTCCGGTGAAACATACCTCAAGCTCGGATTTTCGTTTGTGGCGAACACCCCGCCAAACTATCATTACACCGTGGACGGATACGTGGAACTGCAAAGTCGCATAAATTGGCAAAAAGCAAAGCTAGCCAAAAAGTTACTAACATTCGACCCCTCCCTTTCCGAGTGGGAAAACATGAAGCTCAACGGATTTGACCGAATTTGGGACTGTGGGCATAGCAAGTGGGTCTGGACAAAAAGTAGTTGACTTTTGATGTGCGGTCTGACAATGATGGCGAATATGAACTACTCTACACTTGCTGTCATGGGAACATTTGATGAAACCGGGGGGAAATTTTCCGGGTTCGCGGAAAAGATTTGGCGGTCGATACGAGACAATATCAATGGTCCGAGCATAAGAATAAATGGTGGAAACTACAAAGCACTACAGATGGCATATGAAACTGCATTGAAAACAGATGTTGTCATTTGGTGGGCAAACGTTCCAAACGATGCACCAATTAGCAAACTGGTGGGCGATATCAAAAAGGACAATCCCACCACGCTGTTGGTGATTTCAAAAAATAATCTAGACAACAAATACGAATGGGTGGATTTGGTCGGTCGCCTGTTGTCTGCCCACGCATCACTCGGCGTAGTTTTTCAGCGAAGTGGAGAAAAATTTGTCGGCACGGTCCTCGACCCTCTCGGAAATGCCTTCTCGTTTCAAGAGTCCGACCCGACTATCATTGGAGAAACTATAGCGAAGAGAATAGTCGAACTCAAGGGATTCTCCCGCATGAGAAGCAAAAGTATCGGACCGGTAAGAGACATTCCAGACGTTTCAAATTTTTGTGAAATCATAAAAGCCCACGCTGAAAAATTTCACGACTTGGTGCATTCTGCAAATCCGTCTCGATTTGTGGGAAATGCATCGTTCCGCTGCACCAACGGAGGATTCCCCGCATTTCGAGCAACAGACCGCATTTTTGTTTCTCGTCGCAATGTGGATAAGCGCGAATTGGCGTCTGACGCATTTGTAGAGATTGTTCCAGAGATTTCCAATACTCTGGAATATTACGGCGAAGTTCCGCCGTCTGTCGATGCTCCAATTCAAAGAGCCCTCTTCAAAGAATTGCCAGACGTAAATTTCATGCTTCATGCGCACGTTTACATCACCGATGCCCCCTTTACCAGCCATCGTGTGCCATGTGGTGCATTGGAGGAAGTTGATGAAATTCTTGGGCACAAGGCGCACATACTCGGTGAATTGAATGCACATGGAAAGTCCTTCATAAATCTGAAAGGTCATGGATGTATCGCGTTTTCAACAACATGCGAAGCTTTACAAAGCATTAGCTGGAAAGCTCGGGATTTACCAGAAAAGTATTGACAATAGTTAATATAACCATGTATGGTCATGTATATGCAATTCAACGAATATCCCGGCCTTCGCCGCGCTCCAAAGCCAAAAGTTCAACGAGTGTGTTCTGACGCCAGACACATGCCCGGTCCGCTTCTTCTTTACATTCCTCCCGGTGAAGAGTATCACTACAACTGCCCCACTTGCGGTCACTTAACTGTGCTGCGAGGTAGCAATGTAACATATTGATTGCTCGGTGGTCTGATGCGTCACCCATCAGATTTTTACGGTGTCGCCGTGCGGCGACGATGAATTTAGCTAATACGAAAGTCAACGTTATCTGTTGAGTGTTGACTTGTTTGTAGTTATGAGCAATGATACAAGCATGAAGAAAGAAAATTACAAAGACGTTCACACAGAACACTGCTGCATTCTTCATGGTTGTAAATACGGCAAAGACGACACTTGCACAGTGATGACCAAACAAGCCAAACAAAGTTTCCTTTGTGAAAACTGCTCACTGTGCGGAATGGACACTCTTGAAGACGTTGAAGCGGCAGCATCAGGAAATTTGAAGTGTTGCCCAAACTGCGGCTTCAAACTTTAACCCACCACCAATATGAACATATTCAACATCGAACGCTCTTTCAAAGACAAGGCAATCCGCAAGTGGCAAAAGTTGTTTTGGGCCATCGACGTGCATGACGTTATCCTCGAAGGCAAATACAAGTTGAACAACGACGGTGCGGAATACATGCCCAACGCTCTCAAAGTCTTGCGTATGCTGTCCAATCGCAAAGACGACACGGCGCTGATTCTGTGGACTTCTGGTCACGCTGGACCGAGCAACGACGTGCTAGCCAAACTTGAAAAAGAAGGCGTGAAGTTTGACTATGTCAACAGTAACCCAGAATGCCCGAACGACCACCTCTGCGACTTTAGCCGCAAATTCTACTTCAACATCTTGCTCGAAGACAAGGCAGGCTTTGAAGGCAAGACCGATTGGTTCTTGATTGAAAACGAACTTCGTAGAATCGGTGAGTGGAGAGACACTACAGCTTCTCAATGAAGCATTCGAGGTGGTCTTTGATGCCACGGTTCAACGAATGTTTTCCAGAGAAGCTTTGGACGCCGCTGTTCGGCATCCACATTTTGAAGTTTTTCATCATTCCAATTCGGGCATCGTGCATTTCTCGGTAAAGCGCTTCGCGATAGTCTGAAACAGTGGACTTGACCCATGAACCCTTGCGAGCGATAATAGCACCGGGAGAAAGAGTGTTCACCAGATGGTGCCAGATTTCGCCGTCATGCTCAAAGATTCTCGGGGAAGGCTTTTCAACGAAAGCCCACATGGGACGAGGTTTGAAAGCTTCGATAAGTTCATGAAGATGGTCTGGTTTGGATTCGTCGTTCGGATTGTAGTCGTGCTGTTTCTTGAAATCTTTCCACTCTTTTGTTTCTGCGGTCCAATAGCGTGTCGCGTTTGACTCCATCGTGCTTTCTTCAAACTTGGCATACTCAGGATGACTTTCGTCAACGATTTTTCCGTCCTTGCCACGAACATAGGTGAATTTCGCACCAATCACGTAAGGGTCTTTGGTGCAAGACGCCCCGAGCAGAAACGGTTCATAAAACGGCCAGACGAAACAATAGAAGCCTCGGCGTGCGGGAGGAGAATGAAAATCCGGCATCGACGCTCTGTAACCACGTTGATTGACGGAGCTTAGGCCGCCAAAGCGAGCAAACTTGAGGCGTTTGGCGGAATGAATGTCGTATTTCGGCATATCGCTACCACTTTACATCGAGGATATAAAATGTCAAGCAGATTATCGCACTGGTTCGGCAGGTGCAATTTTGATATCCCGTCCATACAGGAAAATGTATGCAAGGATACTTTTTGTGTTATGAGCCTCTAAAGCTCGTTTGGCTTCTATCAAAGTGGCACCGGCTTCGAGTGTGTCATCAATGAGCAAAACATTGGCACCATTCAAAATTTTTACACCATCCACCGCATGTTTGTCACTGGTTTTGTAAAACATGCTGAAGTATCTTCTGGTGGTCGGCGGAACGTTTTTGATTCCAAAAAGTTCATTTGCGTGGTCACGTTTCTTTTTCTCGATGGCTTTGGCAAAATTTTCATACCAGTCCAACGGCTTACCTTCACGTTTCAGTCTTTCAACCGTTTTGTGCCATACATCTGAAAATTGAACATTTTTCCACACGTCTTTCTCCAAGAAATCGTCCAACACAACAATGTTCGGTAGTTGCTTTTTCAGCTTCTTTGCGACAAGATTGTTTAGCTTGCTTTTTGAGCCTAGCGGAATGACCACGTCAAATGACCTTGCGTCAAAATTCTTGTCGTTCAAGAAACGTTCAACCGAGATATTCACCAACTCATTGACCACGCTCTTGCTTCCACCGCCATGTTCAGGGTGCTTGATTGCGGTTCGGATGTTTACAAGTTGCTTTGCCATCTGCATAGAATCTTCATCCCCTGTGTTGTGCATGGCGGCGACGGCTTTCGGCATAACTCGATAGGCTGCCCAAACTGGAATATCATACACACTGAATAGACGCCGCTGATTGTCATCGTCGGTCGGAACCAAAGCAAATTCACCTTCGTCGGCATCACGCATATATTCGATGTGTTTGCCATCCATTGAAGAAATGCCGTCTTCGATAACATCACTTTCTTTAATGGTCATCTTCTTATCGTAAAGCTTCGTGACAGTGTCCTTAATCTTGTCAAGGTATCCCTTTGCCCTCAAAGCCTTGAATATAATGTTTTCGTCGCTAAGTTCGCCTCCTTTGTCCAATCCCGCTTGGCGATACTTATAAAGCTTATCTAGGAGCTTGCGTAGACCATCCTCGTCGCCGCTGTCTGCTAGAGCGTCAATCTTCTTTTTATATTCAACATACTTCTTTTTTATAAGAGCCTTGTCGAATTGCGGCGTTTCTTTCTTTGGCTCTTTGAGCCACTTACCTTTGAGGATAGAATATTCCGCAGCACTTGACGGTTCATAGTCCTTGTCTTGAACATACAGTTCGACATCGTGACCCTTGACCGTGATGTTGTGCTTGTTGTTCCAGTTCCCCTTCAAAGCATCAAACATGATTTGCGCCTGCTCGGCGGGCATGTCGAGTTTGCTGAAATCGGTGATGATGTGAAGGTCAACGTCGGAATAGGGCGTCCAGTTGTAGTTGGCTACAGAACCAATGATGACCACGTCCAGAATTTCTACTGGAAGGTCATGGTCATCACGAAGGTCATTCACGAAGTCTTTTGCGATATCAAGCAGTCCCTTTTGGGCTTCACTATCCAACTTTCCGTTGGCCCAAAGTTTCGGACAGAGAGAATCTTGATATAGCGGATATTTCATTGTTTGGTCAAAAATGCCTTGAGCTGATTGATGCTGCTGGCAGCGTCTTTGTGATGAATGGCGACGCGATGTTTTGAAGTGTCATCCCACACATCAATGTTCTTTTTTGTGTCGTCAACAAGAACGTGAGTGACTCGCCGCTCGGGTGGATATTGAATGACATGCTCCGGTTTCTTCCAACCGGCTTGAGCAAGAATCACCTTGATTTCGGGAGAACCGAAATGCTTGTGAAACCACTGTGTCTTTTGCTGAGTGATGCTCGCGCCTTGACCAGCCGTGAGAACCACTGGAACTGGATTCTTGAAATTGTCTTTGATGAACGACCAAAGCGCATGGGCGTCTGGCATTGGTTCGAGGTCGAGCCAAAAATTTGGATACTTCGGCTTGCCGGTGGTATGGTCTTTTTGACCAATGACTTTCCAAAAGCTTCCTTTACCATACTTGGCTTCATGTTCCTTTGGGTTGAGCCCACCGGAAATTTCGCGAAAACCTTTTTCCATGTCAGCAAGCACGCCGTCCATGTCACAATAGATTTGAACTTCGAGTGGGTGCTTTTCTTCCACTTCTTTGATGATGTCTTTTAGCAATATGCTCATAGACTATAAATATAGCAGGGCTGCATCAAATGGCAACAAAAAACCCCGCCATCTCTGACGGGGTTTTGGTGACTTTTTATACCTTAACCTGTTGGGAACGCTGCACCAGTTGGGACCACGTTGAAGTCGAGCAAGATGAACTCGGCTGTGCGGGTTGGCTGGATGTAGAGTTGTCCATAGAGGATGTTTTGGTCAATCAGGTCAGGCGTGTTGTTGCTGTCGTCCATCACAACCTTGAAGGCATAGATGCCGGAGCGTTGTTGCACGCTTTCGAGGTAAGGATTGACGATGTTGAGGAAACGCTGACGAGTTGTGCTCACGTTTTGCTCGAACACGAGGAAGCGAGAAGACGAAGCGATGAATTTCTTGATTGCGATGAGCAAGCGACGAACGTTGACACGGTCCAGAGCGGAGGCGTTGCGTTGCAGAGTCTTTTGACCCCAAGCAACCACACCTTGACCCGGGAAGGCAGCGATTGGGTTGACGTGACCCTCGTAGAGAGAGTCGCGTTCGCTGTGTGTCAAACGGTCAACCACTTGAACGGCGGTTGGGATACCACCACGACCAAGACCAGCTGGGGCAAACCATTCTGCGCCAACCTTGTCACTTGCAGCATACACACCCATCATGACGACGGATGGCGGCACTGGAAGAATCTTGTTGCTGTTGGTTTCGAGAACCTTGACCCACGGATAGTAGGTTGCGGCGTAGTTCGTGTCGAAGGTCGAAGCGAGGTCGATGACGTTTTGGATAGACGAAGCACCAGCGCTTTGGTTTGGTGCAATGTCCATGATGTAGAACGCATCGCCACGGTTTTCGCAGATTTCAACAGTTTGTGTAACCACGGCTGGGTTGTATTGATAGTTGATACCCGGAGTGGTGATGAGGTTGAAGTCAAACTCATCGGCATTGCTCAAAGCGGCGAGCACTTGCTTGTAAGCATAAGTGCCGTAGCTGGTAGCAGTCGAGCAGTCCAAACCTTGTTGATTGGTTGGGAGAATGTCGTTGCCGAGCAACACTGGAACGCTTGGGCTTTGGCCATCGAAACCGCCTTGGAAGCCAAGGACGAAGCGACGCTTCTTGACGTTGGTGGCTTCTTGTGAAGCAACATACAGCGGAGAAACACCAGCATCGGCTTCGAGGTCGAATGCCTCGTTGCTTGCTGCGCTCGAACCGGCTGGGATTGGAGCGAAATATTGCTTGTTGTCCAACTCAGGACCGATGCTACTACCGTTTGGATATAGACCAACGAGTTCAGCATCAGCTTGTGATGGGGCTGGGTGGAAGACCACACCGGAAGCATAGCGACCCGGTTGCAGGCTGTAAGCAGAAGCCGAGCAATATTGCATTGCTGGCAGCTTGCCGAGGCGAGCATAGTCACCACCGATTGGAGCGGCGTATGGACCGAAGCCGAATGGAATTGCACTGACCGGCCAAGGGCTGGTAGCCATTTCAACGCGGACGAGCTTGCTGACGTTCTTGTAATCACCGAAGGTAAGAATCTTACCGTTGAAGTCGATGTAGTTGTATTGGTCGCCAATACGACGAGCGACATAGTTGGCGCTGTTTTCGTCGAGGTTCAGGTTGTCGAAGCGTTCAAGAACAACAGGCTTGCTGTCGGTGTCATTGAAGTCGCGAACGACGAGGCTGAACGAACCATAGCTTGTGCCCGGGATAGAACCAGCGGCCTTGACGTTACTGATTTCGAGCTTGTAGAGTTGATTGCTGTTTGTGCCATCGGTCAGGGTGTGGACCTTGAACAAGTCATAAGCAGCGGAGCTTGTGCCGTAAGAACTGCTGAACGGTGTGACCATTTGCGAACGAATCCAAGGAGTGTATGCGTTCGTGAGGTCGAAGGTCGAAGTGCCAACATCAGGAGTGATGCCGTCTGCGAATACCATTGCGGTGCTGCGTGGCTGAATTTGAATCTTCCAGCTACCGGAAGCGAGCATTTCGTTGACAACTTGCTTTGTGCGGTTCTTGAAGTGCTTGTAAGTGTAAGCGGCTTCAACCTTTTGACCTGCGGCGACTGGATAGAAACCTGCGCCTGCGTCGGTGCCGAACACG